AAAGTTAAACTAAACAAGCCAATGCGCGGCGATGTTAAAAAGTTTAAGGTATATGTAAAAAACGAAAAAGGCAACGTAGTTAAGGTTAACTTTGGTCACGGCGGAACTAGTGCTAAACGTCCCACAATGCGTATTAGAAAAAGCAATCCCAAAGCACGTAAGAGTTTCCGTGCAAGACACAACTGTGATAATCCAGGACCAAAGACATCCGCAAGATATTGGTCTTGCCGCAAATGGTAGATAGGCAAAAGAAGTATTGTAGGCAGAGCAATAGTCATACACGAAAACGAGGATGATCTCGGCAAAGGCGGAGATGCTGAGTCGTTAAAAACTGGAAATGCAGGCAATAGATTAGCCTGTGGTGTTATAACACTTAGAGATAACGTGTAGGTAAAAGTAGCAGTATAATAAAAAGTTACTTTTCAAATAAATATATTTAACAAATCATAGAATAGGAATATTATAATGGCAAGAAATGGTTCAGGTACTATGAGTATCGACAATGCTGATTTCCAATCAGGAGCAAATATTGTTGCTAACGAACTAGATGCTAATTTTAGCACTATCGTTGCAGAGATTACTAACTCAGTAGCAGTAGACGGACAAAGTACTATGTCCGGAGACCTTGCAATGGGAACCAACAAAATTACTGGAGTCGGCGACCCTACTTCCGCACAAGACGTGGTAACTAAAGCATACTTGGAAGCAAATGCAAGTGCTGGTGGTGTTGGCGCATCTGGATATGTTTCAAACCTACTCTGGGGTTAAATTATTCAACTAATAACAATTTATATAAAATAAGGAAATATTAAAATGGCTGCACCAAACCTAGCAAGTCTCACTACAATTACTGCAAAAACAGGACTAACTGCTCTTGCTGACACAAGCGCAACAACAATACTAAGCAATGCTGCATCTAGCGGCAAGGCTCTTAAACTATCTTCATTATATGTTTGTAACGTTGATGGCACAAACAACGCAGATGTTACTATTAAAGTACATTCAGCGGCGTCTGGCGGTGGTACAGGTTTTGCTATTGCATCAACAATTGTTGTTCCAGCAGATGGTTCAGCAGTTATCATTGATAAAAACTCACCGATTTATCTTGAAGAAGATAAGTCACTTGTTGCAACAGCCAGTGCTGGTGGCGACCTTGAGTGTGTTTTAAGTTACGAAGAACTTTCATAAAATGGCTATATATAGTTTAAACGGGGAATATCCTCAAGCATTACCGGAAAGAATTCGTCTAAGCAATGGCCAAACGAGATCAGATAGTAGTACATTTACTGCCGAAGAAATTGCTGATGCCGGATATGTTGCTGTAGTCGAACCATCATATGACCAAACAACACATACACTAGACTGGGATGGCACAAACCTTACATCAAGACTTTATAACGATGCTGAAATTGCTGCTAAATGGGTAGAAATTAGAGATAGTCGTAACCAGGTGTTAAATCAAGTCGATATAATGCATGGAGTTACTATTGATGTTGATACCTATAAATCTGCAGAAACCACTGCTGGATTATCCGACGATCAAAAAGCAGCAAAACAAGCACTAAGAGATATAACAAACGGGGATAACCCATTTGACATATCTTGGCCAAGCGTGGATGTATAATAGCTAACAGAATAAACTTTGACGAGAAATTTAGATAATAATATATTTTTGATGGAGACTAACAAAAAATGGCTAAAGTAATTGGATTTGATCCTGTAGACCTAGGGTACGGCGGAATGGTTAATTATTCCGGCGCAGATAATAATAAAGTTTTAGATGATGTTAAAGATGGCGATTATCCATCTATTAGCACTGATCCAAACTGGAACAACGTTATATCATTAATGAAATTTGAGGATAATTATACAGACGATAAAGGATTGCTTACATGGACTGGAACAGGTACAAGTTTTAATTCTTCTGGAAAATTTGGTAAAGCGGTAGAATTTAATGCTACCTCGGATCGACTTGATTCTAGCACAAGTTCTGAATGGACTTGGGGAACTAACGATTATACTATTGAAATGTGGGTTTATTGGAATTCGACTGGTGCTGGTTCATATCGTAACTTGTTTTTCACCAAAGCTGGCGGAACCTCGTACTTACAATATTATATAGACAATGGTAATAACTTTTATTTGTATAATGTTACTGGTGGTCCATTACATAATTTTGGTGTTGCTGCCACTATATTCCCATATCAAACTTGGTTTCATCTTGCATTAACGAGAGAGTCGAACGGAGTTAAATGTTTTGTTAATGGGACACAGAAAGGTACTACTGGTACAATGACTGCTAATGTTGATGCTACTGAAGGGGTTGTTGGTAGACATCCATCATTAGCAAGAGGCTGGCCAGGAAGTGTTGATTCTCTTCGTGTCACAAAAAATGTTGCTCGTTATACTGGTAACTTTACTGCACCAACAGCAGATTTCCTACCCTAATAATATGTAATTTACCGATGTTTATTTGATTATTTGATTATACGAATAAGCAGATAAATACCCAGTAATTTATAACTTAGAGGAATAACAGTATGAAACCCAACTTAATCCGTCAAACACTAGATATGCTTGAAGCAGTTGAAATGGAACTAGTCGCGAATCGTGACTTTGATCTTGTCGAAAAAGCTGAGAAGAATGGAAAAGTTTATGCACTGGGTAACGGAGTGCATGACGACGGTGATTCTCGCAAGAACGATTTTCAAATCTATGTTAAAGTGAGAGACGGCGGATTTGAGCATAACGATAAATTTTATCCCCAAGAGTTTTATACACACGTAGAATCACTTAAAGTAGGTTCCTACGGTACTGAATCAGAAGCTATTGCAGCATTTGAGGCATGGATAGCATCAGAATAATGGCGCAACTAAATATTATCCTGTTAAAATGGTGGATTCAGGTTTCATGTATTGTATTCGGCAGTGTTGTTGCGTATCAACTAGGTTGGTGGCATGCGCTCTGGGATGCAGACATTACCAAAATTAGTATTGGAATTTTAAGCGTATTTGTTGTAACTATGTTACTCACCGGTTACATTAGTAAGAACTATCAGGACAAAAAATCACAAGCACTTGGAAATTATGTATGGTTTGCCAGTGAAGCAATGATCACACTGGGCATGATTGGCACAGTTGCTGGGTTCTTGCTCATGCTTGGCAGCGCCTTTAGTAACCTTGATGTTACCAACATTGCTAATGTACAAGCAGCTATTGCAGACATGGCCATTGGAATGAGTACTGCATTGAGCACTACATTAGTTGGACTAATTTGCTCAATCTTAACAAAAGCACAAATGGTTATTTTGGAGAATAGCTGGGAAAATGGCGACTAAACAACGTTACAAAAGCAGTTTTGGATTTATAGATTTACTATTCAATCTTCTAGTAGGATTTACTTTTATGTTCATCCTGGCCTTTATGCTGATTAATCCCATAGCTAAGAAACACAACTTTGATCCCAAAGCAGAATACATGATAGTTATGACCTGGGATCCACAAAGTGGAAATGACATTGACATGTGGGTGCAGGATAATTTAAACAATATTGTTAGTTTTAGAACAAAGAATATTGCACTAATGCATTTAGACAGAGACGACCTGGGTTATAGAAATGACACGTTTGTTGGTGAAACAGGCTCAATAGTGAAACATGAAATTAACCGTGAAGTACTAACTATCAGAAGCAGAGATCCAAGAACATATACTGTAACTACACACTGGTATTCAAAAGTGATTAACGAGAATAATAGTGTAGAACAGGTTACCCTTGAGTTGATACGTCTTAATCCTTATAAAGAAGCATCTATTAAACAAATAATTCTTCAAGGCCCTAGTGACGAAAAGCATGCATTTACGTTTACGGTATTGCCAGATGGCAATTTAGAATTAGACGATACTGAAAAACTTATTGTCAATGATGCTGATAATATGGCAAGAAAAAATAATTGAGGATAGAAAATGATCGATTTTAACATTACTACTACTCAGTTAGCCGCAATTTGGATCTTTGCTGGACTATGCTGTATGATTCCCATGTTTGTTAAACTTTCATGGCAAAAGTTTTTAATTATCCCAATTGTGTTATTTTCTATATGGATTAGTTTTGAAACTAACCGAGAGTTTATCGGAACACCTGTGTACGATCAACCTGCAAAGTTTATATACAAGCATCACACTGTCTCAAGCACGGATAACAAAAAATGGATTACACTCTGGGCAATGGTTGAAAAGAAAGACAGACTATATAGATTTGTATATGATAAACAAACTCAGAAAAAATTAAACGAAGCTAAGAAACGGGCATCTCGTGGCCGTGCTACCATTGGCGAGTTTAAGAAAAAAGAACCCAAAAATAGACTTGATCGCACAGATCAAACAGAGTTAATTACTTACGATTTTCCCCATCAGGAAGCCTTTCCTAAAGATAGTAAATAAATTTATTGTTCTAGTAAGTATTTAGGTTGCATTGTATGCATGCCTGTGTTATTATAATAGACAATTAAAAATTACATTTAGAAGGATCGTAATATGAGTAACGGTGATCGCGTCTTTACCGCAGAACAAAAAGCAAAACTATCACACTTAATTCAAGAAGGTATGACTGTAATGCAGGAAGTTGATGACCTAACAGAAGGCCTCAATGACACTGTTAAAGCAATTGCTGAAGAGTTTGAAATTAAACCAGCAGTTCTTAAGAAAGCAGTAAAGACAGCATACAAAGCAGACTTCTCCAAGCACAGCGAAGACTTGGCAGAGCTTGAAAATATCTTGGCTACTGTTGGCAAACTTCAGTGAAGTTACTCAAATACATCGGAGAGATTGGTGGTATCGTTGGTGCTTTAATGGTAGCAACGAACACTGATCTCTCTGCGTATGGATATATTTTCTTTACTAGCAGTTCTGTTGCATGGACAATAGCTGCTTTTTTTATGAAGGAATGGTCTTTAATGAGAATGTCAATTGCATTTACTTTAATTAACTTTATTGGTGTATACCAATGGATGGTGGTATGATTGAATAGAAAACCTTATCAATGGCTAGCATGGCTAGCAACATTGGCATTAGTATCAGCAGCAAGTCTTGCTAGTTTTGTTCCTGAATGGTATTGGCACCACTGGGCATTTATCGTGGGCAATGCACTATGGATTGCTGTTGGGTATTTGTGGCGAGAAAATAGTTTACTCTGGCTAAACATTATGTTAACATTAATATATATTATAGGATTAATTGTATGAGTTATGTCGACGCTTGGTTTGATAAACAGCATGATAGGATTCACGCTGTAGAACGTGTGGAGGGACGCAGGGAATTCCGTGAGTTTCCTGCAAACTATGTGTTCTATTATAACGATCCCCGCGGCAAGTTTAAAACTATCTATGGTAATCAAGTAAGCCGTTTTAGCACACGCAATGGCAAGGAGTTCCAAAAAGAAGTAAGAATGCACGATAGAGGTTCTCTATGGGAGAGCGACTTTAATCCTGTGTTTAGATGTTTAGCAGAAAACTATCTGGGTGTTGATGCTCCCAAACTTCAAACTGCTTTTTTTGATATCGAGGTGGACTTTGATCCTGAACGTGGTTACAGTAGTCCTGATGATCCCTTTAATGCTATTACAGCCATTAGCGTCTACTTAAACTGGATGGAGCAGATGATTACACTGGCGATTCCTCCTAAAAGTTTGAGCATGGAATCTGCAAAGGATCTAGTAAGCGAGTTTTCCAATACATTCCTGTTTGAAACAGAAGCTGAGATGTTGGCTACATTCCTGGATCTTATCGACGATGCTGATGTTCTTAGTGGTTGGAACAGTGAGGGTTATGATATTCCGTATACTATTAACCGCACTATTCGTATACTAAGCAAGGATGATACTCGCAAGTTTTGTTTGTTTGGACAATATCCCAAGAAGCGCACATTTGAACGCTTTGGCTCTGAGCAAAACACATATGACTTAATTGGCAGACAGCATTTAGACTATATGCAACTGTATCGCAAATATACATATGAAGAGCGGCATAGTTATGCACTGGATGCTATTGGTGAACACGAACTTGGTGAACGTAAAGTACAATACGAAGGTACCCTGGATCAGCTATATAATCAGGACTTTAAAAAGTTTATTGACTATAACAGACAAGACACTGCATTGCTGGATAGGCTGGATAAGAAACTCAGATTCATTGATTTAAGTAACGAACTGGCACATGCCAACACAGTGCTACTTGCTACCACAATGGGTGCGGTTGCTGTTACAGAACAGGCTATTATCAACGAAGCACATGAGCAAGGATTAATTGTTCCTAATAGAAAACACCACGGAGACGAAGATCGTGTACGAGCTGCTGGTGCTTATGTTGCAACTCCTAAACGTGGGTTACATGACTGGGTTGGCAGTATTGATTTAAACAGTCTGTATCCTAGTATTATCCGTTCGTTAAATATGGCTCCAGAAACTATCGTTGGACAACTTAGAATGTCCATGACTGAGAAACATATCTCAAGTAGGATGGCAACTGGTGCTACGTTTGCAGGTGCTTGGGAAGGCATGTTTGGTACACTTGAGTACAAGGCTGTTATGGACATGGACGTTGGCACAGAAATTACCATTGACTGGGAAACAGGCGGTGAAGATACGCTAAGTGCAGCAGACACCTGGCGATTAATCTTTGATAGTAACAAGCCCTGGATCTTAACTGCTAACGGAACTATACTTACACACGAAAAGAAAGGCGTAGTGCCAGGACTACTAGAACGCTGGTATACAGAACGTCAAGAGATCCAAGCAAAGATGCGTACTTGTGAAGGCGAAGAACGTGCCTTCTGGGACAAGCGACAACTAGTTAAGAAGATTAACTTGAATAGTTTGTATGGTGCTATCCTTAATCCAGGTTGTAGATTCTTTGATCATCGTATTGGGCAGAGCACTACACTAACTGGCAGAGCTATTGCTAAACATATGAGTGCAAAAGTTAATGAGTTGCTAACTGGCAAATATGACCACACAGGCGACTGTATTGTTTATGGTGACACTGACTCGGTATACTTCAGCGCATGGCCTGTTATCAAAAACGATGTAGCCAGTGGTGCTATGCAGTGGGGTAAAGAACAGTGTATCCAACTTTATGATCAACTAGGCGAGGCTGTTAACGAAACATTCCCTAGCTTTATGGAAACCGCATTCCATACTACTCGCAAACACGGCGAGATTATGGCAGGTGCTAGAGAAGTAGTGGCACTCAAAGGATTGTTTATCACTAAAAAGCGTTATGCTGCACTAGTTATTGACAACGAAGGACAGCGTTTTGATGTAGATGGAAAACTAGGCAAAATGAAAGCCATGGGTTTGGATCTCAAACGTTCAGATACTCCGCTTGTTATGCAGGAATTTATGAGCAGTTTGTTATTGGATGTTCTTACTGGCAGTGAAGTGGATCATGTTGTAGACAGGATTAAAGACTTTAAATATCAATTTAAAGATCAACCTGGCTGGGAAAAAGGCACTCCCAAGCGTGTTAACAACTTAACCATGTATACTGCTAAAGAATGGTCCACTGATAAAAAAGGTGTAGACACCTGGAAAGGCAAAGCAAACATGCCTGGACACGTTAGGGCCGCTATCAACTGGAATCGCTTAAAGAAGATGCATGGGGACAACTATAGTCAGAGTATTATTGATGGTATGAAAACTATTGTTTGTAAACTAAAACCTAATCCACTGGGATACACAAGCGTTGGTTATCCCACAGATGAATCGCATTTACCACAGTGGTTTAAAGATTTGCCGTTTGATGATAGTTTAATGGAAGCAACTATTGTAGACAAGAAGATTGATAACTTACTGGGCGTACTTGACTGGGATTTAGCTGGAAAAACACAAACTGAGAACCAATTTGATGATTTATTTAGTTTTGAATAATATGCACATATAAATACTAGTGGAGATCAATATGAGCAACCTTTTAAATTCACATAGTTTATTACATAAACATAAAAAAGATGCTCGTAAACTCATCTGGAATTCGTCAAAAAATATTGAAGAATCCAGAGATATAATCGAGAGCCAACAGCCCAGATGGAAAAATACAGATCTACATGACAATGTCATGGATAAACTTGCTGAGCTACAACGGGTATCCAACGAATATAATCAGGCAGTTAGTGAACTAACTAACCAAATTGATGCGGCCATACAGAAACAAGAGCGAAAAATACTCCAGAAAGATTATATAAGATATGATAATCAAGACCTGGACTTACTCATTGATCGCCAGAGTTGGATTTCTGACCAGTTTAATAAAGAAATTATCGGCATAATTCAACAGAACGTTTCCTGGCAGTATCCTACACTGGAAGTTAATCCCGCTGATGCTAGATATTCAAACATAATGAATGCTGCTGACCCACAGTATGCAATATGTGCTACTGATCAAGTTAAACATACATTAAAAACAAAATTTAATGATTTTTATGCAAATCGCCGCCTAAGAATATATGATGATCTAGAAAAAGTTCCTGCTAATCAGATTGGGTTTGCAACTTGTATTAACATGTTTGAGTATATGCCACTGGATCCTATCAAGGATGTAGTCAAGCAATTATTTAATTGTTTGCGTCCTGGTGGCAAACTCCTGCTTACATACAACAACTGTGAACATACTGGAAGTTTAGACTTACTAGACAATAATTTTAGGTGTCTTAACAACAAAGATTTAATGGAAAGTCTGTTGTTTGGACAGGGGTTTGATATTCATTCTACTAATCATACCGACGGTATTTGGACTTGGTTGTTGGTTAGTAAACCTGGCGAACTATCTACACAAAAGTTAGCAAGTGGTGACGTTAGTATACAAAAACGTGTATATCCTTGGAATGACATTCCAGTTAATGTTCAAAACTGGATATTAAAACACAAAGCAGATATCCCAGAAATTTGGTTTGATCAGCTCGCCAATAACTGGAAAGAATTGCATGAAATGGAATTTAACGCACTAACTGAATGGCAAAAATATAGCTATTCTATAAAGATTTATATTGCATCCACCTTTTAAATCACATATACTTACACTATAACAACTTTACATAAGGAAGTTTCAATGAAAGACTATCTACTTGACATTGTGCAGCATACGCACAGCCTTGGATTTATCAGTCTAGTTAAGATTACTGGTACTGACGAGGAAACCACTATTGAGGGACTTGCAGAAGATCGCAGTGTTATCCTCAAGGGCACGTTTCATAAAACAGTGCCAGAGTTCATGGGCACATTTGGTATGCCCAACTTGGACAAATTAGGTACTATTCTTAAGATCTCAGAATACGCTACTGATGCTAAGATCTCCATTAACACACAGGAACGCAATGGCGAATCTGTTCCGGTTGGTATTCACTTTGAAAACGCAGGTGGCGACTTTCAGAACGATTACCGTTTCATGGTCTCAGAAGTTGTCAATGACAAACTAAAGAGTGTTACTATGAAGGAAGTTAAATGGGGTGTTGAGTTTTCCCCTACTGTAGCAAGCATTCAGCGACTACGCATGCAAATCTCAGCTAACAGTGACGAGGGTGCGTTTATTGCCAAAACAGAAGACAAGAATCTGGTCCTACATTTTGGTGATGCTAGCACACATGCTGGTAACTTTGTATTCCAACATGATGTAGGTGGCAAACTAGATCGTGGCTGGGCTTGGCCAGTTGATCAGGTTAGCAAGATCCTAAGTCTTGGCGGTGATATTGATTACAAGATCAGTGATGATGGCGTAACTGAGATTACTGTTGACAGTGGACTAGGTAGCTATCGTTATCTACTCCCAGCACAAAGTAAATAATTGTGGAAAACCTCGGACTTGCTGAGTTTTACATTACTAACGTATGTAACCTTGCGTGTGAAAATTGTAATAGATTTAACAATTTTCCTCGCAAGGGCCATATCAACTTCAACGAAGAGCAGTATATAGACTGGGCCGCTAAGTTTGATTTTGGTAATATCAGCATTATCGGAGGTGAACCACTATTACACCCAGGACTATTCAGTTACGTTAAAGGACTGAGAAAACTCTGGCCTGACACTCCCATGATTATTACAAGCAATGGACTACAAATCAATAAAGTTAAACATTTGTATGAATATTGCGTAGCTAATAATTGCGGTGTGGAAATAAGTTTCCATGACAAGGATGATTTGGACATTAGACTCTGGGAAGAGATCGAAAAGTTCAAGCAATCCAATGGTAGATCCTGGGGACCCATTGAAACAGAGATAGTGCATCATGTAGGCAGGGATGGTGAAGAGTTCACTACTGAATCCAGGCATCTACAGGATGCTGGCGGGTTTAGATTCCTGTTTACTGATGCGCATTTCTTCTCAAGCACCAGTGTTAAAGAGTATGATGGCATGACCCCCATGCCACATAACAGTGATCCTGAAAAAGCATATCATGACTGTTCACTAAAGTTTAGCCACACCTTCTTTGACGGTGAGCTATACAAATGTGGTATGATTGCTGCTGGCAAGGAGTTCATTAAAGAACGAGGTGCTGAGGAACACTGGCAGAAACTATTTGATTATAAACCAGTGAGTATAAACCATTATAATCCAAACTGGCGGCAATCATTCTTCGCAGCAGAAGATGTATGCAGTTTATGTCCAGAACGTGCTGAATACGGAACTTGCATAACATCACTTAAAAAAGAGTTTAAAGGTGAGAAATGAACATCAAAGATAGAATTAAATACTTAACTGATCAACATGAAAGATTAGATCTAAGCACCACTGAGCTAGAATCTAAACTTGCACTAACCCCCAATGATACCAAGCTATCACAAAACCTAGCAGAACTAAAACGTAAGAAACTCAGTGTAAAAGATGAACTGGCTCATTTAATGAAGTCTGATCATGCAGACCAAGAATCTTTTGACTTTTATGATTACGACAGGTAACAGTTGATGTCCGATACAATCTTAGACCACAAAAGATACTTTAGAGTTACCCTCACAGGATATGGTGGTGAACGTGTATACGGATCACTTACCCAAGAGCAATATGAGTTCTGGAAAGACTTAGACGAAGAAGACATCATTGCTCATGCATTTTGGGATCCTTGGGAAGAGAACGATGAAAATCCAATCTTTGACGAAGAAGATCCACGGTTCCTGGGTAATTGGAATGAGTTTGATGATCTTTTGCATGAAAACGGAGTTAGTGAAGATGCTGCATATATCACTGTCGAAGAATATGACAGCGAAGAATATGACAGTAGCCTTATTTCTACTTTATTTGATACAATGTCCTGGGAAGATTTCCAAACAAAATATAACTCTAGTGTAGACGAAGATGATTTTGAAGAAGTTGTAGAAAACGCACAGTATGTTTTCACTGGATATAGTTCAGAAAAAGGAACTTTCGGGGACTATTCCATAGTTACCAACGGTGCCGACTTTGATCCCAGTAAACTAGCGTTTATGTTGACTTCCAACCCACAAGAAGTTACACTGGAAGCTACAGAGTATGACGGTGTAGAAATTTACAATGATGGCGGTGATACTACTGGTAAAGGCTACTATGCATCGATTTGGAAAATATCATGAACGATGATGAGACAATGCAAGAACTTTATAACAAGATCTTTACTATGAACACAAGACTCAGTAACGAATACGATGCCGTGGCTGTTGCAGCTATCTTTGTCTCACAAGCAATGCGCATGTATCGAACCATGTTAAACGATGATGAGTTTAATCGCATGGTTGAAACTATATCACAATCAGCTAACGAAACTAAACCCTTTACCCTGGATAGCTTTGATACTGACTCAGACACCCTACACTAGGAGATATTATGACTAACGAACGTCACGACGAATTTATGTTACGAAAAATGAGAGAAGAGGCACTTAAAACTAAAATGTTAAAAGCAAAAAAAATGATCTGGGTAACATTCCAGAAAGAAGGATTGCACAAGTATCCAGCAGCATTGGATGACCCTAACCTAGCAACTGGTGACGAATATGATGTCAGTTTCCTAGGCTATATACACAGACATATTTTTAAGTTCCGTATCAGCATTGAAGTATTCCATGACGATCGTGATATCGAATTTATTCAGTTTAAGCGTTGGTTAGAAAAACTATACGCTGAAAGTACACTTACACTAGACTTTAAAAGTTGTGAAATGATCAGCGATGATTTATATTTACAAATCAATGAGCGTTACCCGGGCCGTGATGTACACATTGAAGTAAGTGAAGACGGAGAGAACGGCTCGTTAACCCAATACATGAAAGACATGTAAATGACACACGAAACTAAAAAAGTATTCGACGACTTAGACGACTACTTGCGTTTCTGCAAGGTATTTGGTCATCCTTATAACCCAACTGACCTATACAATGCAGACAGTGAGCATTGGCAAACTTATCGCAATCTTAAAGAAGGCAAGCGTATCAGTAATAACTGGATGCGTGACGCTAAACTTTGTGGTGCGAATATCTTTGGTCCAAGGTCTTACTAGAATGTTTGAGCACACAGTAGTTGTATCCTGCGATAAATTTAGTAATCGACCAAACCATCTTCCGCAGGGCGGTGGTGCGCTAAATGCAGGGTACACTTCTGTGGACGCTCTAGCAAGTGTTGCCAACCATCTGGGCAATCATGGACTAATTTACAAAAAAGATTGGTGGTGGGAAGGCATGGGATCAGGAAACCTTAATCTATGCTTTCGTGATCAAAGCCATACAGTGTTACTTGGGTTAGCCCAAAATACTAAATAACATTACACTCCCTAAAACGATTGAAATTTAATGACAAAAACAGTATTACTTATTGGTGGCGCCGGGTTTATCGGCACACATCTTAAATCTAGATTAACTCAAGAAGGGCATTCTGTAGACGTTATCGATAAACTGTATGGCAGAAATATCAATGACGAATACGGATTAATTAACGATATTAATTACAGCCATGTCGTGTTTTTAGCAGCAGAAGCTAATTTGAGGGCTGTTAAGCAAAACCCCACTGAGGCTATTAAAACTATGACAAGCGGACTAATGAAATGTCTGCTTACATATCCTAGCGCACATTTCACATACATTAGTAGTAGCATGGTATACGGAAACTGGGACGACAGTGTTTATGAGTATTCACACAGAGCTCCTATTGATCTGTATGGACAGCTAAAACTAGCCGGCGAGGGAATTGTACGAGAACTCCATAGATATTGGACAATTATTAGACCCACCGCAGTATACGGCCCAGGCGATAATCCTAGTAGAGTGATGCCTCTCTTCATCGAGAAAGCTAAGAACAACGAGACGCTAACAGTTAAAGGGCACAACAATCAACTTGATTTCACACATGTTGATGATGTTGTTGCTGGTATTATACTGGGCATGGATAGCTCAGACAATCGCACCTTCAACATTAGTTACGGCAAAGCAGTCCACTTGGAAAATATTGCCAAATATATTTGTGAAAAAGTAGGCAGTGGCAGTGTAAAGGTAGAAATACCTGACGTGGAATACCCACAACGAGGAACCATGTCAATTGAGCGGGCGAAACACGAACTGGGATATCAACCCAGGGTTGATGTATTCGCAGGAATAGATCAGCTTATTCAAGGATAACCATATGAATATTGGATTTATTGGCGTAGGCAAACTTGGTATGCCATGTGCTGAAGAGATTGCAAAAAAAGGCCATGACGTTCGTGGCTATGATGTTGCCGATGTTGACAGTGATTTAGTCAACGTTGTACCCACAATTGCAGATGTTGTAGCAGACAGAGACATTGTATTCATCGCCGTTCCCACGCCGCATGATCCAGATTACGATGGTAGAGCACCAAGCGCACACTTAGAACCCAGAGATTTTGACTATAGCATTGTCAAGGATGTTATGTCACAGGCCAATGCTGTAATGAATTCCAAACAGTTATTGGTTCTTATCAGTACAGTGTTGCCAGGTACAGTTCGCAGAGATCTAGCACCACTGGTAACCAATACAAGATTTGTATACAATCCGTATTTGATTGCCATGGGCAGTGTAGGCTGGGACATGGTTAATCCTGAGATGGTTATGATTGGCACACAGGATGGCAGTGAAACCGGTGATGCTCGAGAACTAGTAGACTTTTATCGTACTGTAATGGAGAACGACCCGCGCTATGAAATTGGCACCTGGGACGAGTGCGAATGCATCAAGGTGTTCTACAATACTTTTATCAGCACCAAGATTGGCCTGGCGAACATGATCCAGGATGTTGCTGAACGTCAAGGTAACATTAACGTTGATGTGGTAACCCACGCACTAGCACACAGCACTAAACGCATCATGGGCCCACAGTACATGACTGCTGGTATGGGCGATGGTGGTGGATGTCACCCACGTGACAATATTGCACTTAGATACATGGCACAGGAACTTGGACTGGGTTATGACATCTTTGATGCTATTATGAATGCCAGAGAAATTCAAGCACAGAACATTGCACTAAGATTAGTTGACCTGGCTAATGAATATAACATGCAAATTGTTATTCACGGCAAAGCATACAAGCCTGGTGTGGAATACTGTGATGGCAGTTACAGTTTGTTAATTGGACACTATTGTGCAGACCATGGATTCAATCCCGTATACGCAGATCCGCTTACAGGTGATAATTTTAATCCCAGTGAGCCATGTGTATTCCTGCTAGCACACAGTGCAAGCACTACCTACCAATACACTGGACAAGACAGCAAGGATGAACTTTATTGTACAATCCCTGCCGGTAGTGTAGTTGTAGATCCTTGGCGTAAGTATGCAAATGACCAATGCACGGTAATTCATTATGGGAATACACGATGAACTGGAGTCAGGGAAATATCACCAAATTCTGGGACGATGAATATACCAATCTAAACTACACACATGAAGTATTTAATAATCAACAAGATATTATGAGATGGCGGCGTGAAGGTTATGTTCATCCTACGTCACATTACACCGGCTTATTGTGTGACATGCGTAGTCCTCAACCAAGTTGGAATTTAACATTTATTGATTGGTTTACTGAGAAATTTAAAGTTCAGGACGTAGGTACAAGTTATTATCGCATGGGCACTGGTGTTATTCTTCCCTTGCATGGCGATGCATATGTAAAGTATCGTAGATTATTTAATTGTAACCTAGCAGACATCCATCGTGTAATTGTTTTTCTAGAGGACTGGCGCAGCGGCCATTATTTTGAAATTGATGGCGTACCAGTTAATAACTGGAGTGCAGGTGATTACGTACACTGGATAGGTGATGTTAAGCACATGGCTGCTAACATTGGATTAGATAAAAGATACACGTTGCAACTAACAGGCCATAGATGAACTTCGACATACTAGACGATTTTGAAAAAGCACTCAGTGATTACACTGGTGCTCCGCATGTTGTACTCACTGACTGTTGCACACATGCTATAGAACTCGGCTTGCGATACCAAAAATGGCAGGGTCCAATAGTAATGCCTTGTAATACATATATCAGTGTGCCCATGGTGTTACACAAATTGGGTCTTGATGTTTACTACAACAAAGAGCAAACCTGGGAATACGAATATCAATTATCCCCTACCAACATCTGGGATAGTGCAAGAGCATTTGATAAAGACATGTATGTTCCAGGACGCTGGCAGTGTTTAAGTTTTGGGCATGATAAACGATTAAGTATTGGACACGGTGGTGCAATACTATTGGATAGTCACACCGATTACACACAACTTAGAGCAATGGCGTATGACGGCAGGAATTTGCATCATTCTCCCTGGCAAACACAGAAACATTGGAATCTAGGTTTCCATTATAACATGCGGTTAGAGGATGCTGCTCGGGGCATCGAGTTATTAAGCCGACCTGATGAGATGCCTGATCTCACTTCACAACGGCGCACATACCCAGACGTAAGTAGAATTAATATTAATATTGACTAATCGTCTAAATAACCATATCATATAGTATATTAGCAAACAAGGCGGAACTATGACAAACAAAGTAGATTTGAGTAAAAAGAATCATGATTACGCTATCTTTACCCCGGCACTTAGCGGGTTTTATAGCAGTTATGTCAGTAAGCAACAAGCTACTGGAAACCACGTAGAAGCAGAACGCATTCCAGCAAAGTTTGAGAATGGAATTGAAGGGCTAAACTTCCTAAATTCCGAAGCTGGATACTTTACATATGACCATGTATTGTATAGTGCAGGGCATGCTGAACTAGACATGAACAAAGCACCAGCCAAGGAAGGTATGATCCATGGCCGTGATAAGAACTTCACTACACTAATTGGTGACAGTGGCGGGTTCCAGATCAGTAAAGGTGTATGGCAAGGTAACTGGCTTGAGCCAGAAGGACAGTGTACTGAAACTGACAAGACTCGTGGCAAGGTTCTCAATTGGTTAGAGAATACAGCAGACTATAGTATGGTGCTGGATATTCCTACTAACGGATTAAACTTTGTTGACGAAGACACTGGCAAGCCCAAGTGTGGACTCAATGATTATGGCGAGTTTAGAGATGCCACTATTGCTAATAACAACTATTTCTTTAAGCATCGCCAGGGTAAGACAAAGTTCCTAAATGTTTGCCAGGGTAGTACATACACACAAGCAGACGATTGGTTTGACAAAGTATGTTTGCCTGTTGTAGGCGAAACAAGTGGTTGGGCGTTTGGTGGCATTCAGAAAACCATGGTTAACCACAGTCTACGACGATTACTTTATCTAAAGGAACTAAAGATCCTTGAGAACTCAGAGTGGATACACTTCTTGGGCACAGGTAGATTAGATCAAGGTGTTATGTATACTGCTATGCAACGTGCTATTAGAAAGCATGTTAATCCTAATCTTACTATTAGCATGGATTGTGCTAGCCCGTTTATTGCAACTGCTAATGGACAGGTTTACACACACAACACCTTTGATGAAAAACGCATCGGTTATAACATGGTACACATGGTGGATGAAAAGGACCCACAAGGTAAAGATGCTCCTTGGCCCTGGGATGATAGTCCAATTGGCGAGCGTTTAACATGGAAAGATATTAACTGGTATGATCCCGGCGACCTAAATAAGATTGGTAAAGAAGGCAGAACAAGTTGGGATAGTTTTGCTTATTGTTTAATGATGGGACATAATATCTACAAACACATTGACAGTGTACAGATGGCAAACAGGTTAATGACACGCACACATGGTATTAATCCCTGGGTTCCAAGTCAGTATATCGAGTTTAGTCAGGTATGTGAGAGTTTGTTTGAGAAAGATTATGGCGGTAGCATGGCGGCTATTGATGCTGAACTACTAAAGCATGAGAAGTTAATTGCGAAACTAAGCCGTAAGAAAAACCTTAAGAACAGTGACACATTTGATAGTTTGTTTAGTTTTGGCGATGCAACTCCAGTTAATACTGACATTGATAGCACACAGGAAGAGGACGATGAACGATGAACACCATTTGGATCATTCCTATTGAACCAATTGACCAGCGTTACACAAAGCAGTGGTACGACAATATTCCAGTTATGTTGGATTCTGCTATCGCTGAGAACAAATTGGACTATGAAGTAGTTACTGTAGATGGTGAAACTATTCCAGACACAACTACATCAGGTGCATTTTTAGACTTTGGTGCTACCAATGTTTACAAGTCTAGCCAGAGTTTAGCAGTAAGCAAACTGTTTAGTTATGGTAAAGTTAAGCCTGGTGATAAGTTCTTGGTAACAGATGCATGGAACTTTATTATTACCCCAATTAAGTACATGAGCGATCTACTAGATATCCCAGTAGAGATACACAGTATTTGGCATGCTGGTGCCTATGATCCCAGTGATATACTAGGATATTCCATGAGCAAGCCCTGGCCCTGGGATGCAGAGCGCAGTTGGTTCCATAGTAGCGATTATAACTATTATGCTACTAACAGCCATAGGGATATGTTCCTAAAGAATTTAAACATTCCTGATGAATATCATCACAAGGCAATTAGAAGCGGGCAACCACATGAACTTATTGTTGACTCGCTAACACAGTACCAAAGCACAGATAAACAAAACACTGTTATGTGGCCGCATCGATACAACGATGACAAGCAACCAGACATTGCTGAAAAATTGTCCAGTGATTTCGATATGGTTATCACACAGAAAATGAATTTGAACAAAGCTGATTACTATGCTACAATGGGTACTAGTAAAGCAATCTTTAGTTGTGCATTGCATGAGAATTTAGGCATTAGCGTAATGGAAGCAGTGCTTACAGGAGCCATTCCTATTGTTCCTGACCGTTGCAGTTATGCAGAGATGTACTTGCCAGAGTTTAAGTATCCAAGTGAATGGACAGAAAACTACGAACAGTTTATCTATCACAGGGATGACATGGTAAAATTTATTAACGCACGTCTTGTTTACAACTTTGCTGATTATCAGGATTTAATTAAACAACAGCAACAAATACTGATCAAAGACTACCTATCAAGTAGCATTATGATCAACAATTTATTAAAAAAAGGAACATAGTATATGACAAAGACTTCCGATATTATTAAAGAACGATTAAACGCCAGTGGAGATAGATACTGGGCTGGTGACAATATCAGCGAACATATCCACGAAGGCGAACACCAGTTACTGATTGACGAACTAACATCAAAGTTTGAGGGTGTTTTAGACAGTCTTGTTATTGATCGTAAAAACGATCCCAACAGCATGGACACTGGTCGCCGGTTAGCAAAGATGTATGTTAACGAGATTATGAGCGGCAGATATCATCCTGCACCTAATCCCACAGCATTTCCTAATGAGAATGGGCATGCTTACAATGGTATGCTGGTAGTAAGAAGCGAACTAAAGAGTATGTGTTCACATCATCATCAACCAGTAAGTGGCGTAGCATACATTGGTATTATTCCGGGAGAAAAAGTTATTGGTCTTAGCAAGTATACTCGCATTGCTCAATGGTGCGCACGGCGCGGAACACTACAGGAAGAACTTGCTAACGATATCCTTCGTGAGATTGTTAAAGCAACTGATAGCAAGAATGTTGGCGTTTACATTCAGGCGACGCATGGGTGTTGCGAAAATCGTGGCATCATGGCACATTCAAGTCTTACACAAACAACTGTGCTTGAAGGATCGTTTATGGAAGATCCTGCTTGTAAAACAGAGTTCTTTGATAACATTAAACTTCAGCAATCTTTTGCCCCGCGATGATTCTTCTATTCGATGTAGACGGAACACTGACCCCCAGCAGGGGATTAATGGACCCAGACTTTAAACAGTTCTTTAAGAAACTTCCTAACTTTAGTCTTGTTACAGGCAGTGATTTGCCCAAGACCATTGAACAAGTTGGTTTGGATATTTTTAACCTAGCGGAATATTCATTTAATTGTTCAGGCAATGATGTATATCGTTACGGGATGCCTGTAGCAAAGAATAACTGGAAACCAAGCACAGAGTTAATGGGTTACCTGGAACAGTGTTTGGCTGATAGTAACTATGCAGAACGGTTTGGTAACCATTTTGAAGTAAGAACTGGCATGCTTAATTTTAGTGTTGTAGGCAGATCCGCTGTTGGCGATCAAAGAACACAGTATTATGATTGGGATTGTGTATTTCATGAACGAGAACATATCGCACAGGGTGTCCAGGAACGATTCCCTGATATTTGTGCACAAGTGGGCGGTGAAACAGGTATTGACATTTACCCCCAAGGGTGCGACAAGTCTCAGGTGTTAAAGTACTTTCATGGCCAGCCCATACACTTCTTTGGTGATCGATGTGAGCCTGGCGGAAATGATTACTCTGTTGCCAACAGGCTATCAAACAGAAACACTTGTCGAGTATCACATGTTAAGAATTGGACAGAAACATGGAAAATATTACAGGAGAAATAAACCCTAAAATTTACGAATCACCAGACGGTGGTCTAACAGTAACTGTTAGAGACTTTGGTGAACCTCATAAAAATCGTGTAAAGGTTATAAAAATGCCTGTTTCTGACAGAGATAAAGACCCAATTATACAAGCAGTTAGGCAGAATAGCTACTTTGTGGATCAGGAACTCTGTGAAGAGCACCCAGATCTAAAGGCCAAATGGGAAGAATTCCGCGAATTACAGCGACATTACCAAGCCTGGGACCTACTTAAAAAATAATCTTCAAAAACGGTTGACCTTACACAGGACCGTGTTATTATAAGTTATAGTTTGCACAGATGAGCTGTTGCAAACATTAACTTAGACACAGAGGTCAACAATGAAGTTAAAAACACTAGGAATTTTGATGGCAACTAGTGCTCTTTCTGCTTGTCAAGCAGGCGGTGCTGGTAATGCTATTAAAAGCGTATCTAGTGGACTGACGTCAAATAGTGCCTTTGCTGCTATTAGCGGTCAAATCTCAGCTCTTGAAGCTGTGGTTGCTGTAGCACAAAGTAACACTAGTATCAGTGCACTAGTTAACCCCGACGATAACGATGTGAAAATGGCAGGCGATGTTGTCAGTCAGATCGATAACGTTATTAATGGCTGGAACGATTATAAAGCCAGCATGAACCCACATCTACTTGCAGTCAAACTATCCACCGAAGAGTGGAGACAAGCAGAAGCCGTTGTAAAGATCCTAAAAGAAGATCTCCGGCCAGTAGTAAACAAAGTTGTCCAAGGTGGCAGCTACGACACACAAGATTTTGAATTCCTCGCTAAGAAGGAAACGTTGGATCAGAAAATTACTGATAAGAAGGCAGCCATTTTTGAAGGCGCCACTCCAACTGTTATCACCGCGTCAACCAGCGCAGTTACCGTCAATACATCAGAAACCATTAGCAGCGCGGAGCGTGTTAAGAACACAGAAGTTGCCAATGGTGAACAAACTGTTACTGGTGGTGACAGTGTTGGTAACCTGACACGTACTGCAACATGGACACGTACTACTACACAAAACATGGAATATGACCGTACCTGGACTGTTGAAACACAGAACGTTACGACTACTGTGTTCAGTGATGGTACTACCAGCGAAGAACGTGGTGTTGTTCGTAAGATTCCATATCAGCAGACTTACGATGCTGCACCGCGTGTGACTACTGAAGAACTCAGTAGCGTTATTGGTTATACTTCAGACGAGCAGAATACTCCTACAGTGGTTGTTACTCGTGGTACTACGGCTGTAGAAAATGTTTATGAAGATCGTCTTGTTCAAGAAACGCAAGCTGATAACAGCATCCTGCACAAGACGTTTCGTAAGACAACAACTACGTCAACGACACCTGTTACTACTACAACTACCTATCCCAAGGTAACAGTTTACACTTACGAAGATGGCCACTCATTTACACATGATGCCACTGACGAAGTTGTTGCTGAAACTGTGGATGATGTTGTAGTTACAGAAAACGAAGAACTCGTTGAAACAACCACTGAACATGTTGTTGCTAATGAGACCATCACAAACGAGGTGATTACTGAAGTTGCAGAAGCAGACCCAGTGTTTGTTACTGAACAAGATGATCGCACTACTATAACAGAAGCTGATGGTAAAAAGTACACCACAGTAACACGTTACTACACAACAACAGCTACTATTGTTACCACTACTACGACAAAAACAACCCCAGTTACCAAGAAGGTTTGGACTGATGGTCGTGAAGAGATAATCCGTGGTGAAACAGTAACCGCTGTAAACACAGAAAACACTGTTGTTACTGATAACTGGAACAAGGTTATGAGCGAGACAGTGGAAGATGTGGTTGTTGGTGAAGCTGAAAATCCAGAAGCTGAAGCACCTGTTGGCGATCATGCTGACATGGGTACACGTACTCCTGGAT